TCAAAGAAGCAATTATTTTGTCAACATCTTCCATGAGATCAGCCCAACCAGGCGTTCCCATTGTGTTGAACCTCTCCTCATAGTACTTTTGAAGTTCGGGACTCATGCGTCTTCAGCACCTTCAAACTCAGGCTTTTGCTTGATGATTTGATAAAGGGCTGCTCGGTCTGCACCTGCTACATATTCGTCACCAGAAATCTGTACTTTTCCTGCGGACAATGGTTGTTTACCAGAATCACGGGCTTCTTTAGAAGCGTAGCCGTAAAAGGTTACTTCTGTTCCACGACCTTTAAAGTCTTCTTGAACAGCACCAATGTTCCAATAACAAGCAAGAACTTCTGCTCCGAAATCTGTGGGGACGGGTTTAATCAAAGCCATTTGTTTTCCTTAAACGTCAGTTGAGTTAGCGTACTGGGTAAATGTTTTCAGAACATTGTACATAGCGGGGATTAAATCACCCTGTAAATCAGCCATGTTGATGTACACGCTATCAGGTTTGATAGAAGGCCATCCCTTTTGTCGGGCTTCCTCTGTTGCGTGAATCTCAATCTGCACCTGTACTTGGTCTTTTGTACCCCAAAAATTGGTGATACGAGCATAGGCTTGTGGCTCTACTTGCCCATTGGTTGAGTTAACTGCTGAAATTAAAAGTGCCATCTGTTTCTCCTTAGAATGTCATTTCTGTTGTGCGTACCTGACAAACTGTTCGTATTGTCGTACCCGCTTGCCCTGTGAAAGTAACTGCCAACCCGCCATTGGTTGTATCGGCTGTTACTGCGATAGTCCAAGTTGCCGCACCTGCATCTGCATATAAAGATGTGACTGTTGGTGTTCCTACTAGGGCAGTAGAGGCGGCATTAGCACCTCGTTTAATCACACCCTCAATGAACCATCCTTTAGTGTTTCCACCGCCTGTAACACCTGATACAACTTCACCACGGAAATAGTAGGCAGAGTTGTTGGGTAGGATTACTTGGTTGTTTGTAGATGCGCCTGATGAGTCGCTTGTTAAAACAGTTGCAGTAGCGCCTGTTGTTTGTCTGCCAAGAAGCAATGTGGCAGTTTGAATAATTCCAAAAGAACCTCCAAATGGCGCATTGCAACACGCTATTGCATTATTTCCTATTATTCCGCGAGTTGTTCCAAATGTTCCGCCCGCAACTGTTCCATAGGTGCTATTTGCAAGATTGTTATAACCCGAGCCAATAAATGAAGATTGACCACTTGCTGTGTTATTTAAACCCCCAACAACGACAGAACTTATACCGCTTGCTGTATTTGGAAAAGTGCCCAACACAGTTGATGAAGAAAAAACTCCGCCTCCGCCAACAAATGCACTTAATCCACTAGCAGTATTTTTATTTCCACCACAAACAACAGAAAAATCCCCACTAGCCACATTACGATTAGCCGCAGTACCTGCATCACCACCACCACCGATGAAACTGTAAGAGCCTGTGGCTTGGTTATTTCCTCCTCCTACTACTACTCCATGAGGAGTGTAGAAAGATAGAGTAGATGTGCTTGAGCCTGAAGCGGCTTGAGATAGGGTTAGGCTTGTTCCTGAGATTGCGGCAACGTAGGTGTTGGTTGCAATGGAAGTACCTGTTATGTACTGACCAACTTTAATGCTTGCGTTTGAGCCAGACAGAGTTACTGCCGTGGTTGCGTTCATTGTTGCAGACTGTGTCGTAACAACAGTCGCAGATGTCGCGCTATTTAACTGCCCACCACCAATAAAATTTAAATAACCAGCCGCAGTATTTTGGAATCCGCCAACAACAGCAGAATATGGGCTAGTACCTGCAGAATTTGCATAGCCACTAAGAACACCAGTTTGTTGTCCGTTTGCTATATTAAATTGTCCACCAACAACAACCCCCATAACTCCACTTGCTGTATTTGATGTACCTCCACCAACAACAGAATATGAGCCACTTGCAACAGCCGTTGCCGCATTTCTACTTGTCTGCCAATCAACAGCATTAGCACCCCTAGCATTACCACCAGTAGCAGTAGAGTCTGTTTGTTGGGCTTGTAATGCTCCTGTTCCTTTTGGTTGGAGGACTAGGGGGATGTTTGTGTCTGAGCCTTGTGCTGACAAAACGGGATTTGCCCCTGTTGCCGCCCCAGTTGCTTGCAACCAATTTGCATTTACTGCCGCGCCAGAATCGGCAATCAAAAAGTTAATGCTTGCCCCAGCCCTTGTGTCAAACCTAAAATTTCCTGTCCCTTTTGTTTGCAACCATAAACCAGCGTTTGCATCTGAACCTTGCGCTGAAATGGTTGGTCTTGCGCCAGTAGCCGCCCCTGTAACCTGTACATAGTTAACAGCAGAGGCTGTGTGGGCTACACGGAACTGTTCTAAAGAAGCAGTAGAAAACTGAATAGGAACACCAGATTCAGCAAGAATAACTGCACTTGTTGAGCCTGTGGCTCGCAACTGAGGCCCTGTTGTTCCACCAAGCGCATTCCAGTATCCAGTACCTGTTGCGCCACCAAAATCAATAACCCTAAAACCTGTTCGCCCGTTTGGAGTTGTAAACGCTATATTTTGCCCTAGCGAACGGATAAGAGTATCTGAACCAACTTGAGCATAAGCCGCCGCACCAGAACCACCGCCACCGCTAAAGGTTACTGTGGGCTGCTCTACGTAGCCTGAACCTGCGTTGGTGATGGATACAGATTGAACCGCCCAACTTGCATTAAATGTTGCACCTGAGCCTGTACCGCCTGTGACGCTTACAGGGTTTGCTGGCAATGCTGTGTAAGTAACACCAGCGTTTGTAACTGTGAATGTTGCAATTACACCAGCAGAAACTGTGTTGACAGTTATTTGAGCAGCAGTAGCAAAAGTTCCACCAGAGAACGTCAGGACATCTCCTGCTGTATATCCTGTACCACCAGAAGCCAATGTTATTGACCCAGTAGACACCCTCATGTTTGCGGAAGCAGTTGCTTGCACG